CTTTATATCAGAGCCTTGGAGTTTATCATATTTACTCGCTTTATATAATGTAACCACATAACGGTGGTCTACGAGTGCTTTTAGATCATTCTCCGTAAAGCCTTGACTTGTAGCATATTCTCTGAGTTCGGAAGAAAGTTTTGCTCGTTTTTCTGGGTTACCCCAATCAGGTAAAGCACCAACAAGTTTTTTAGTTTCTTCTTGTTTATGTTCTACGTACATAGCTTTCTGATGGGATTCTTCTTGTGATTGTGCAGCCTGTTGCTGCCCAAGCATTTGCTGTACCCTTTCTTTAGCGTCTCTTTCTTCTTCTTTCTTTGTAACATAAGTAATGGGGTCTTCCTGTCGCAAGGTTTCCCAATCTATGTTTGAATAGTCTTCAAGACCAACCATAGAATTTTGAACCATTTGGCTCAAAGCGTTTATATATTCTTGACGCTCGACTTGTAAATACTCCATCTGTAAAGACACCTGTTTATGTACATCTTCAGCTTCTTTACGTTTAGTAGCTAAGTCTTGCGTCTTTTTGGTATAATCTGACTGGCGTGAATAGCCTTTAGTAAGTTCTTCAAGGGATACTTCCCGCTCTACACCATTAATGGTGACAGCGTAAAGAAGTTCCTCTTCACTTTCTTCGTCAGACTCCTCAGTAACTTCTTCAGATTCATCCTCTTCGGACTCTTCTGCTAAAGCTTCTTCGGATTCCTCCTCAAATGATTCGCCTTCCTCTTCAGGTTGAGACTCTTCAACATCGGTAGGTTGTACTTCCTCAGTTTCTGAAGTTTCCTCTTGAGGGTTCATTAACTGTAAAAGTGCGTTTTGCGCTGATGTTAAACTACCATCTAGCGCACTATCGTCAGATACTACTATTGGTTGCGGGGCTGGTTGCGTATCCGCCATAATCAAAATCCTCTTTTAAATGAATGGGTGTTGCTTGTCCATAATTTTATTCATGCGTCCAGTTTCAACAATAGACTCTACATGATTGTATATTTTGTCAAGCAGTCTCATCGCGAGCCAGATTGTTTCTCTGGCTTCGGATTCATCCGAGCCACTGTGGTCCCAGCGGCCCATTAAATCTTTTCTTAATACTTCAAATGCCTCTATAAAAAGAGGATCACTAAGAAGTCGTTTAGCTTTTTCTTCTCTTCGTTCGTCAGTCATATTTATGTAACATAGTCTACTCTAGGTCGTCTACGCCTTCCCGTTCGCCTAGATTTTTTCCCACTTCCAGCTAATTCTAAAAGTTTATGTTCTCTTTTAGCTCTCTTCCAAGCTTCAGAACCGGGTTTATGTTGTTTCCAATGTTCAGGCATTAGGTATCTCCTATAGCTACGGCTCGCTCTTGTTCCTGCTCAAGTTTAAGTTCAGCTATTTTTAGTTGTGCATCGACAGCATTCTTCTGATATTCCTGCTTTATCTTTTCTTGTTTAACTTGAACATCAGCAGCTTTTATTTCTAGTTCTTTCTGCTTTAATTGCATTTCCATCTGAGCCATTTGCTCTTCAGAAGACGGTCCTTGCTGTTTCTGTGCCTGAGAAGGATCAGTAAGAAAATCCTGTACATTCTGAAAACCCATATTCTTTACCATTGCAGCACCAATGTTGTACATATTCTGCTCAGTAACAATAGAAAGACCACCCTTCATAGCTTCCCCTGCAAAGGACAGCATAGCAGAAAGATGTGCTAACTGTTGATCTTTGTTACCATTACCAAGAGCAACACTTACTGTGCAATCGTATTTATCATTCCATGAGTCAGGACGTACTGGAATCCATTCGTTTCTTAACATCACAACTCGTTTCTTATCTTGGTTTTTCAACAGGAGTTCATAGATAGTGCGCATAAGTTCTTTTACACCTGTCTCAGCAAAGTTTCGCGCTATCAGTTCAACTCTGCTTTGGGCAGCAGTCATTACAGCATTTACAGCAGTAGCAGTCGTATGAGATGTAAGAGCATTTTCATTCATACCCTGAGACATTTTTGATACACCCGCTCTAGATTCCCTAACACTATCAAGATACTCAAGCATCTGGAATGAATAAGGTTCCAAAGGTGGTGTTACAAGGGGTGTTACAGCATTGGGTGATTTAACCCTAACTATGCCGCCCGGACGTTGTGTAAGCAAATCATCCAAGTTCGCTTGTCCTTCAAGAACTGCATACCTACCAAAGTTCTGGTTGTACATATTATCCATGAGGTTTCGCATCAGGGTGCTTTTCATCAACTGAAGATCGAGAACAAGATCAGCAACCGACAGTCCAAAGAATTTATGCGGAATAGTTATGGGGGATATACTTATAAATGGAACAAAATCAACTTCTTCATTAGCTAGTATATAGTCACCTACAGAACAGACTTTCCTTAATTCTGTAATACCATCCCCATCATAATCAGTATACATGAAAGATTCATATAACCAATACTCTGTAAGTGCTTCATCACTATCTGGGCCAGTATTCATTCCAGAGAAAAAGTTACTAGTATTATCAAACTGATACCTAGCCATTCGCTCGGTAGACCAGTCGTTTAAATCGCCATCCCCAGCACCAAGATCAGAAGGGTCGATTGTTTGGTCAGGATACATCTGACGTAGATCAGATAAAGTTTTTCTAACGCGATGACATACAAATCTTGCATCGTCTATTGTTTTGGCATCTCTAGATATAAGGAATTCATCTGGTGGAACATTCTCTACTTTTATTCTACCATCATAGCCAGTCCGTTTTATAACTACATCATGGAGAATCCCTATCTCTGCTGTCATAGAACTGCCATCACTATACTCGGTATGCTCTATAACTTCTACTTCTTCTGGTTCGACAAGATAGTTCATCTCGTCATCATTTAAACCATTATAAGATTCTCTAGTAGTATCTTCGTACTCATCCCACCATACTTTTACAATGCCATTCTTCTGTAAGAGGGCATCTGTAAACCATGCATATAGTATAGACCAGCCCGGATTGTCTTTTGTAAAAACATAATTAACGTAGTCTGTAGCCTGTTTAGCCATGTCTACATCTTCCGGTCCATGAGGATTAAACTTAACCATATCATCGCCAGCTGCAAATACCCTCATCAGGGAAGGTTTTATCCACTCAATAGTATCCTGTACTGTGGAATCTACGTACTGACTTCTACCATCAACTTCATTCCCAAAGGGCAAACTATAGTAATACTGCATAGCTCGTTCGCGTTGCTCAGAGACAGTAGCATCATGACTTAATGCGTCTGCAACTTCAGCTTGTACTCTAGCTATTAGTTCTACGTCTGTTATTTTAGATGATGCCATAATTCTTGTATTCTACTTCGTTGGTCCACGTTGGGTCTTTGCCTGATACAGCAAAACGCTGTGATTGAAATGCATATCGAGTTGCGCTCATAAGATCATCACGAAGAGGCACGACCTTTCCATCTTTTCTGTGGTACATTCTAAATTCTTCCCACCAGTCAGATAAGGTACTGAAAACTTTGAACTTACCATTTTCCATAGACTGGATAACTGCCATTAAACCTTCTTCTATACTATTACCGCCTTTGTTCTCACCCAATGCTGGGGGATTTGTGAAATGATCTAACATCATATTACAACCTAGATTACGATACTGGTCAGCCAGACCAGGATTGCCCATAGAATCTCGTCTATTGCCATCATGGGGATAAACAATGGGGATAAAATTGGGTCTACCACGTATAACTTTTGAGTGAACCGTAGGAGATGCCTTTGACATCCTGTAACAATCATAGACATAAAAGATATCCTCATCACGATCAATAGCACCCCAAACTACTGCTGTCGGATGATCCCAACCAAAGTCTATTGCTGCTATTCTAGGCCAATGATCCTTAATATGCAGAGGATCAGTCATTATTTTTTCATCCATGATTGGAAAGATAAGGCCAGAACCAATGGATGGTCTGCCGTATCTTCTCATTTCCCTCTCATGTGGAGAGTATGAAGAAAGTATCTGCTCCATCACCGATTCACTTAGATGACCGTTAGTTCCATTAATGGACTTTATTTTCTCAGATGCGTCATCCCATGTCGCATTTACCAAAGCTTGTCCTTTCTGAAGGTTGTTAAGGAAGGACGCAACAGTTTCAGTCATCCCCGCTTCTGGCGTAAAGGTCATGTAGACCATGCCTCTACGGTCCAGAGTGCGGGTGACTGCCTGAGAATAGATATCACGGGATGGTTCTTCATCCAACCAAATACAATCTACTGATCTTCCCTGCCACTTCTCTACACCCATCTCGTATGCTTTAAAGAATAAAGATGAGTTCCCACCGCTAACGTGCCTGATTAGGGCGACCGATTTGGCGTTAGGTACACCCGGCTTACGTTCGGTTTTTATTATATATTTTTTCGGTATAGTACCGGAACCGAAAGCTTCCGGGTCATCGGGGGAACCCAGTAATTCAAATTGTACAATGTCTCTTGTGGTTTCGTTTGAAACACCACCAGCCCATGCTATGATGGGTTGCCTGAATACTCTGCCATTCCACCACTCCGGGTAGACTCCAGTTAAGTGATAAGAAAGTTCCATACTACCGCAGTAGGATTTCCCTATGCGGTTAGCAGCCATTAAAAGTCTCTGGTTAGCGTATGAACCTGTTTTGTGGAACTTTAGTTGGTAGGGGTACGGATCATAGAAGTTTATTCTATTTAATCGCTCCCTTGTTCTTTGTTCTCTTGCAAGTTCTAACTTCCTAGTGCTTGAGGAGGGCATTTAACTCCCTTTGTATTTCTTCATCTGACATTCTTTCTACTGATGTTGTTTCGATTCTTTCGATTGGTTTAAGTCCTGCCCTGTCAAGGATATCCCGGACAGCACTGAGCCTGACTGTTTCACTAGTCGCATTTCTAGCCAGTTCTGTAAGTATCTGAAGATTCTCAGGTATCTTGTCAGCAAGAAGTTTCTGGGTAGCTTCTTGAATTTCATTTCTGAAGAAGTTTTTAAGTTCATGGCCTTTCTGCTTTGATGTTTTTTCTGAGTAACCTGCTAATACAGCAGACTGCGTAGCATTACCTAACTGAGCATAATGCTCGATAAACTTCTGTTGTCGAAGAGTCATCATCTAGATTCTAGCTCCTCTACCAGTTTGTCTTAATTTTTTTAGTAGATACCACTTTCTCATCT